GACATCTCCGTCATTAGGGTCTCGTAATTGCCATTCTGTTCCATGTTCTACTGCCTCCATAAAAGCATCTGTAATGTTAACGGCGTTGAACAGGTTAAAACATTTCCTGTTCGTATCGCCGGTAGGTACTTTAAAGTTAATAAATTCGATGATGTCTGGGTGAGACACATCCATATAAGCCGCATAACTTCCCTTACGGGTGCGGCCCTGTTTCCACGCAGTCATCCCTGAGTCGACAACTTTCATGAATGGAATAGGTCCGGGTGCTTTATCTGAGATCCCACGTACGTCAGACCAATGTCCTCCGACGCCACCTCCCTTTACGGAGAGCCAAGCAACTTCAGCGTTATGGCTGATAAGAGACTCAAGATTGTCGCCAACATAAGTGAGAAAGCAAGAGATTGGCAATCCTTTTGGCTCAACTCCGTCAAGCGGTGCGTTTGAAAGCACAGGACTAGCGAACATAAACCAACGCTTAGAAGCGTAATCATAAATACGTTGAGCGAAGCCATAGTCACCCTCACAATATGCCAAAGCCGCCCGAGCAAAAGCCTCTTGTGGGCTGGACTCGTCGGGCAACATGTAGTAATCCGTGAGGAGCTTCAAGGCTTGTGCGCTAAAGTTCTCATCACGGTCGTAGTCGATGGCAATCCTGCCACAGTACATATGTTCCATTATTTCTCCGAAAGTTCTTTTTCTGCGCGGGTCGCATACCACTCAGCCTTGCCCACGTTCATCAAGGGGGTATCTTTATCGTTAACCCGTAGTAAATATTTTAGCGAGTTTCCGAGTAAATATCCAGTGAATTGTTCTTCCGTAAGTACAGACTTAATTACCTCGATGGCCTCAAAGTCTTTCTTCTTGTAGTGGTCAGGGTTCTTCCAGTCTGTCATTGCAGTTCTCCAAATTTGGCAGTAATGACATTCCCCTCCATGCTCTTAATACGCTCGCGGTGCTCCGGTTTCAGTTCTTCTTCTGGGACGACTTCACCGAGTGCTTCCAGCGTAACCCTCTCCAGTCCCATGTCGTAGAGGTCATCGAAGTTTTCGTGGACAGCCCCGAGCAATCCTTGCAGGATGACATAAGTTGGATCAAACGTCTTTTCGCCATCAATCTCAACCTGAGTATCTCGAGTTGCATATGCACGGACAGCAAAGCCATCCTCGTCTTCATTCTCATCTTCTAAAGGCTCCAAGACAATGTAGTACCGTCCCTTCAATAAACCGGCTTGCTCGAGGGCGGCAATCTTTTCTTCGTCTATAATTAAATCACTCATGCTTTCTTCTCCAACCACTCCAGTGGTATTGTCCCGTCCGCCCACAGTATACCTTGCTTGTCACACCAAGAGCCATACGTGGTCTTACTAGACCGGTTTAACTTGTTGGATGCTCGCAAGAACAGCATACGTATGTCAAGAAACATATTCTGCTTAATTACCAAAAGCATCTTCTGCCTGTCCGCAGGGCTAAAAAACCCTTTGGCTTCAACGTATATATCTTGTTCCGGAAGATAAAAGTCCGGTGTGTATATCCTCGGCTTTGGTTGATACGAGATCTTATGGGACTCGTACTCAAACTTAACTCCTTGTTCTGCAAGGTATTTTGCGACACTGAGCTCGTAGTCTGAACGGAACTTATGTCGTTGTGGTTTACTCATAAGTTAACAAATCCCTGTATCGATTGAGAAATTCTATCATGCAATTTAGGAGTTGTATTCCCGATTTGCAGGAGTGCGTGAGAGTATTCATCTCCGGGAAATACTACGACACGTCCTTGGCGTACGACATTTGCGATACGTATCAATTCGTCCGTAGCTTTTTTACCATCGCGCTCCCACGTTTCGTGCCCTAAAGGTTGACCGAAGTGTTGCCACATAGTCAACGGTAAGCATCGCTCAAAGTTACGGGCCCATCTTACCCATGGGTCTCCACCACGTTTATCCGCCGCTTCGATGTAGACTGCATACGCTCCCTCATTCAGATACAGAAGTTGACGGTCCACTTTCTTCGTCATCAGAAGGGGCATCTTTGTCCTCCACAATAATTCTACGTAAGGTAGCTAAACCATCTGCTTTAATTCCGAGACCGTAATCATCACAGTCCAACTGACAGAACTCTTTGCCTCGTTTGTAGAGCATGTCTCCTACTTGATAGATGGTGTTGTACTGCACCTCGTTTAACATAGGGCGTAACTCATCCATCACCATCTCATTGTGTCGGGTCACGTCCTTATGAATTCTATCCTTCAGTTTGATAATCTTTCCTTGTAGCTCAACTACTTTCTTAATGTCCGCTGTCTTCATAATTCCTTAACCTTTAAAGTATGGTACCAAACAAACGGCCTGTTCTTAGCTTTAGACGTTACCTTTTCATGTTGAACCGCCTTAGGCCAGCAGTGTTTGCGGTAACCACAGAATGTGCAATTTTTAGCGAGAAGCTTGTTGCCTGTTTGAATCTTAACACCCTGCGAGGTGTATACCTCATCAACAGGCTCTATCGGCGGCTTCTTGTACTTAAAGTTTGACATCAAGGCTTCAACAACTTTACCAGCTTCTGAGATATAATGATCTCGGTCTTCCGTCTGGTCATCCGGGGCTTGTACAAATTGGATTTCTCCACTAGATTTATCCACTACAATCCACCCGCCGAAGTCTTTGCCTTTGGACTCTGCATACAAGTGTCCTTGCATGAGATAACCGAAGGGGTCGTCTTCTTTAAGATTGTCATAACCTTTTGCAAACTTCTGTGTGTAAGAGTATGGGCTGGCTGACTTTACGTCCCAGACCTTTTCTCCGTCCACAGGATCGTCGATAATTAAATCGAGGGTACCTTGTACCTGCTCACCTCCAACGTCGAGCTCACAGCGTCCCTGTGACTCTACGATCTTAACTCCCGCACCTTTGAGGATAGCCATCACGGCACACTCCACAAGATCACCAATCAAAAAACGAAGAAGTGCGTTGTAGGTCATATCCTCGTCTTTACCATCGCGTCCGTGTATTTGTTGGCAGAGGGGGCGTCCTAGCCCACTCATACGGATACGCCATTCACTATTCCTGCTGAATTGTTTTTCGAGTGCCTCTCGGCAGTCCCGTGTGAACTCCTCGACAACAGAAGGGGGAAGTGTTACCTCCCCCCTTACTGCCTTGTGCAAGAAGTCCTTAACTAGAACTTCAGAAATCATTAAGCGAAGTCCGCCGCTAAATCAATTTCTTGCTCACTTGCTTTTGCCTTAATAGCTTCCTTGTGCTGTTCCATGACCATCGTGTTGGATGCTTTAATGGTATCTTCAAACATCACTAACATGTCTATGTTGACATCTGCGTCCTTGTCTCGTGTAAACACGGGAGTGAAGTAAACGACACTGCCCATCTTCTGGCGTTGAGTTGTTAGATTGAACGTCACCGTATGTAACGGCGTCTTTTCTAACTTCTGAATCGCCTCACGTGCAGGACGGAAACCAGAACGCTTGAAGTAAACAACGACAGGATAGTCCTTGATTACGACACTATTTCCTTCGGCGTTTTTACCCTCCATGCTGATTACGCCGTAGAATACTTGGTTACACGTTGCTAAACGAGACGCCAAGGTTTTAGGATGATCTGCACCTAACGTCTCCTCGTCCGACTTAGTCAGTCGGCCACACTTGTTTCCTCCTGTGGTGTCTGGAAATTGGTAGTCTAATGACTCCGCCTGAATCGAACGACTAGAGAACTTACCCTCGTCATTATCCCACACAGACCATTCGTACTGACGAAGGTAAGGGTGAAAATGTACACTATCTGCGTACACAAACTCGCCATCGTAATACACTTTCCATGTGCCTTTCTTTAGCGTATGACCGTCATCCGTGTCCGTATCATAGTTGATATTCAAGCGAGCCAGCCCTGCTTTCGGCTGATCGACTTCAGTTTGCCCTGAAGCTTTGAGGATTAAATCCTTGTCTCCAGTCTTAAGTGCCTCTGATAGAGACATTCCCATTACGCTCAGTTCGCCCATATCGCTCTCCTTAGTTAGCGTAGACAACTTCGGTGTCCAACCAGTTGGACCCCATCTTACACTCGACGGAAATTGGCATATCATATTCCATACCGTACCGCCGTTTACACTCTTCGGGAAGAGACATCATTGCCTCAACCACCAGATTAGTACAAGTATCCTCCTCTCCGGGGAATACGTCAAGTACTATACTATCATGAACTGTGTTACATATCACACTTTTTAATTCTTTAGATTTCATAGACTTGTGCAACTTTACTAAGGCTATTGGTAGAAGATCCCCCGTAGCAAATCCTTGCACAGGGTAGTTACAGATGGCTGTCCGGTTGGTCGCCGTCCCCCACTCTGTCCACGTCGTTCCGGGAAATGCGTACTGTCTTCCTGACGGTAGCGTGATGTATCCCTTCTCGACTGCATCGCTCTGTAGTCTGTCGTGCCACGCAGTCACCCCCGCGTATTTGTCCTTGAACGTACGGTAGTATCTCTGCTGATCAGCAGTACCTGTCGTTCCCCCGTAGAGCGGCTTAAAAGTATGAGCCTTAGCGTCTTGCCTTGAGCATCCGATAATTTCAGCAGTGACAGTGTGTACATCTGTTTTGTTCTCCACGTCATGGTATACCTGCGGGTCGTTTGCTAGGAATCCTGCGACTCGGAATTCGAGTTGCCCGTAATCAGCTTCGAGTATTTGCCCTCCTTCAAAACGAGAGACCATTGCCCGCCGGATAGCGAATGTAGAACCACGGGGCATATTCTGGAAGTTGGGGTTACGAGAACTGAGTCGTCCGGTAGCCGTGACACATTGCATGAAATCTGGGTGTACGATGTTATCCCTGTCTTTGTTGTTTTTGAGTCCTTCAACGAAAGTAGAGAGGTAAGTGCGAAGTGCATTGTATCGGGAGTAAGACTCTGCAAACTCTCGGGCGGCACCAGAAAGTTCATCGAGGCGTTCTTTAAGTGTCTCATGGTCTGTCTTGAATCCGGCGGCGGCTGTGTCCCACGCATCTCGGGGAATGATTTTAAAGCCCGCCACTTCTTTAGTCGGTGCATAGATTACCCCGTCCCCTTCGCATGGTTTACAAATACGTACGGCTTTACCTTCCGTACCATCTTTCTTGATGACTTTCTTGCGGCCGGCTCCCATACAGGCTGTGCAACGGGAAGCCACAGTTTTACGTAATATCTCCGTCTCATCCTTCACGTACATGCCAAATAAATTTTTTGTCATTTTTGTACGTTGCTTGGGTTTACGGGTAGCCCCACGTAACTCTGATCCCAAGTTGAAGATGGATGACCAACGCTTCTTGTCTATCACTTTACGTGAGTAGAACAGCATGGAGCGGTCGTCGGCACTGTTGAGGTTAACGGGCGTGTCGCCCATAGCTTCCTCGGCCATGCGCTGTAGCTTGACCTCGAGGGCGTTCATCTCGTCCCGGTATTCTTTCTCGATATCACTGAGCGCACTTGGGTCGATCTTGATACCTGTCCTCTCCAAGCTCGATAAGACTTCTGTCATCTCCAGCGACAGACGTAGGGTGTTCAATAGTTTCGATGCCATAGGCTTTCATCTCCTCTAGGAGTTTTTGTGAGAAAATCTCACCGTTCATTACACTACCCATACCGTCGAGCACACCATTATAGTACTCGACTGATGTTAAGTCATCATCCATGTCCGCTTCGTTACGCAGAAACTTGTAGATGTTGACAGCAGATTCACGAGTGATTCCACCCATGAGTCCTTTATATGCTAGGGGTTTCTTGCTCATTTTGCCTCCACGGTTTCGTAATCATCCAGTGACCTAAAGGTACCACACCATGCCACTGCTTTTCAAAGCCTACTCTACTGTAGTGTCGTCCTCCTTCCCTTCTCTCAAACCCATACTTATCTCGGTTACGGTGCATGAATTGACAGACCGAGTACTTGGTCTTGCCTATCACGTCGCCTATCTCAGCGGCACTGTAACCCCTCGCCCACAACTTAATAACGGTCTCAATTTCTTTAGGCCCGTACTGTTTACGAAACGCCATAGAGCTCCTCCCATGTTGTCATGTACTTCTCCACCACCTGCTTACACGCAACCTCCCATGTTGCCTGCACGTCGGCTATCCCGTACTCCTCTACGATCTCCCACGGAATCTCCGCGAATGTCTTGCCGCTCTTGAGGTAATCCTGCGTAAGGTCTTTCTTCTTTTCAGTAACCTCATACCTTTTCGCGAGGGCATCAAGCGAGAGGGGCCACTTACGCGCCCTAGCCAAGAGATACTCCGCAACCATAGTATCATATACGTGACCCTGATACGTGAATCCACACTCGCGAATCCAGTTAAGGTCGAACTTAACATTGTGCCCCACAACGACTTCAGCTTCACGTAAAGCCTCCCTAAATTCTTCGATCTTATCCCGGTCTTGGCCGTGTTCATTATGATGGACACAAGCGTATTTAACCGGTTCGTTGAACACCTTCCACCCGATGCTCACCAGATGATTACCAAAATAGGGAAGTGGTGTATACCCACCGTTGGGTTTTGGCTTGTGAGTACACTCCACGTCGAAAGTTAGAATGTTCATAGCTCCTCCGCAAGGTCAATCTCAATAATCTCCACACCAATCTTCTTCTGTGGTGTAGACGTTGTACGGTAAATACGTGTACCGTCCCTGCGTCTTCCCATTGTCTTCACGTCGATCAGCCGGATACTACCTGTCACAGGATGTACTGCAACTATGTCTACCATGCCTTGATCTGATACAGGCCAGAACACATCGTAACCTTCCCGGACTAAGTCTTGCGTACAGATAAGCTCACTTAGTGTCCCACGTACTATCGTCTTACTCGCCATCTTCAGTTGCCTCGTTAACTATGACTTGATACTCATAAAGGCCATTTTTAATGTGCCTTTTGTTTACCTCATGAGACCCACAAGACGGCTTACGTAAATGCCTTAACTGTGCAGAAATAGAACTTTCAGGATATCCCGTTTGTTCTGCTATCTGCCTCAGAGTACGCCAATTAGAATCCTTCATAAAATTAAATATTGTGTTTAATTGAGTCGTTAGCCTAGCGTTTTCTGAAGGATCTGCGTAGTTAGGTCCCGATATAAGTTCACTCTTCATTAAAATTTTCCTCTGTTGGTTGAGCCACAGGCTCTTGATTCTCAGGCGGTACGACAATCACTGTGTTGTTCTTTTCGTACACTGCCCGATACATATCTAGCTCGCATGGCACCGTCCCATGCCATCCGTTCTGCTTGTTCTTTGAGACACAAATGTACCTCTTGGTGTTTTCCGGACTCCGGTCACCCGTACGTCCGATGCCGATGATTAAGTCAGCTTCACCCGCCTTACCAGTCTTAGAGTTGTCGAGGTACTGGTACTCAACGTGCATCATAGATTCAGCCTCAGCCGATGCCTGTGAGACACCCCACACAAGACACTTGTTACGCTTGGCTATCTCCCGCGCTTGTAAGTAGATCTCCTTTAGTTTCTCATCACCACGATTATACTTACCTGCAATCTTCACCTTGTCTAACTGGTCGATGAAAACGATGTCCGGCTTGTTAATCTTGCACCAGTCATCAATCTCCTGAATGGTCGTTCCAACGCAGTCAAGAACATGTAGGCGGTTGCCGATCTCGTTACGCCATACTTCCGCAAATTTATCACGCCCTTCACTGAGTTCTTTCCGCGTAGCTTTAAAATAACTTTGGATGATACGTAGTTTAGTTCGTACAGCCGGCTCTTCGTTCCCCCAGACCGAAACGGTAAGCCCTTGCTCGAGGAACTTCTTAGCGAGAAAAGATACAAATGTAGTCTTACCTGTTTCCGGTCGAGCAAAGATGATTCCAAAATGTCCTCGATCCAACCCCGGAACGTAACCGGACAGGGGTGCCCAGTCGAAAGGGAAATCGGGTTCGAGCGTAAGGGAGTCCAAAAGCTCTTCGAGCTCCATGTCCACCTCCGTGTACGTCGTCTTCTCGCC